GCTGAGTTACTCGAAACATCAGTTATTATAGTATCAATTCTCGACGAGTTACTCGAAACATCAGTTATTATAGTATCAATTCTCGCTGAGTTACTCGAAACATCAGTTATTATAGTATCAATTCTCGACGAGTTACTCGAAACATCAGTTATTATATCATCAATTCTCGACGAGTTACTCGAAACATCAGTTATTATAGTATCAATTCTCGCCGAGTTACTCGAAACATCATCTTCTAATAAATTAAAAGCTGAACTCAATGCTACACCTGTCAGTTGTGTACCATCACCATATATTGATCCACCGGATGATATAGTTATATTATTTTGAACAACCAAATTACCTAAAACTTCAACTGTGACGAGATTTGTAGTATCATCTAAAATATAATCATCTGTTATTGTATTTTGAGTATATCCTATTGTAAACATATTGTCATGTGCGCCACCATATTGACCATGGTGTACAAGAGCGAGATTTTTACCCGGGTGTTCCATTATAATTCCAGTATCAAACGTATTTGTCGGATTATTGTTAGCAATTCCAATTATACGATCGGATACAGCAAATGAAGTTGATTCTACTATAAATTTATCACCTTGAACAACTAAATTACCAGATACTGTCATATCATTTACAAGTGCATTTCCAGAAACATTAAGTGCATAATATTCATCTGGGTGTATAGTAATATTATTCCCTATAGTAATACCACCTTGATTTACTTTCATCGTGTAGTCAGTACTTGTATTTGAAAACATAATACGATCTCCTATAGAAAGTGTGTCAGTTGGATTTGTATTAGAAATACCAACATTACCAGATGTAATTAAAGATGTTTCATCATTTGTAAGATGTAATGTAGTTGAATGTGTATTTGTTAATAATTGGTCAATACTTACATTTGAATCTAATAGTTTTTTTGATATATTATCATATGTTAAAATTTTACCTACGTCTTCTATTCTTGCTACAGGTGATATATATACATTATTACTATCAGTGTTTATATATTCATCTGATGCATTTATAACAACTGTATTAGTAGCCTGACCATCTAGTATATTATTCCCTATACTAACTATTTTTGATCTTTCAATGGTCGGTAATTTTTTAACCATTTAATATATATAACGATTTTAATTTTGTCATCTTTGTATCAAGATCACAGAATTTTTTAATTATAAGGGTTCTATTAAATATCCACAAAATTCATTTTTATAATTAGCCATTTGTCCATTTAGTATATATACGGTTATTTCATCATCTTTACATAACTGTAGAATTGTAGAATTAGACAATGGTATTTCTGTACTTGATTCATGTACAGAATAATTACATTTTTCTATACTCTCATTATTTTTACGCAATTCTACATTTAATAAAGTACACCCGTTTGTTATCATTCGTAAAGAAAATGAATAATAACCAGATACTGGTGCTATAAATGCATTACCAATAAACGAATTCGTAATATTTAAATCTACAGTATCCCATGATACTGTTTTTCTATGTGATGCAAATTTATTTAATAACGAAACGGAAAAAATTGGTTTTGATTTCTGTTTAACAATTCCATTTACTTCTATATTATCTTTTATAAATAAAGATGTATTAATATGTATATTTGAATTAATTTCCTCTATATTTTTAGTCCATTTAATGCTTTTATCTGTACATGTAAGAAAACTATTCTTCAAAATTGGTAATCGTTTAAAATTATTATATTCATCTGCATAAAGTAAGTCTCCGGGTGCGTAATTACTTATTCCCGTTCCACCATTTTTTGTTTTTAATATACCTTCATTTACATTATTCACATTTAAGCTATTTATATTTGAACCATTACCATAAAAGTTTTCAGATGTAATATTTTTTAAATTAATTGTATCTACCCAAACTAATTTTTTGTGTTCGTTTGTAGATAAAATTTTACCATTTGATTTTGAGTCTGTGCGTAATATATCTAAAGAATTTGAACGCGTCGAACCTGTAATAATATCACCATCTTCAAATGATAAATCTAGAAGGACTCCACGAGGACCATTAATTTTACGTAAAGGTCGTGGCCTAAAATATTTTTCAAGGACCTTTGTATTTTCGATAACATTTACTCTATTTGTAGTATTTAATAAAGAATTAATTGTATCATTAGAATTGTGTTCTAATTTTGTAATTCTTTGTAAATTGTTTTCTAATGTATACGTTTTTTCATTTAGTTTTAAAATATCTTTATTTGTATTTATAGTTTTAGTTTCTAAAGCTGATATTCTTGGTTGATACGTTCTATCTAATAATTTAGGTATATTTTCACATTTTGTTTCTAAAACACGAATTTTAGGGGTATTACCATCTAAAATATCTACACGCTTTATAGTTTCTAATAATTTTACATCTGTATTTTTATAATTATCTTGTATATTTATAATATCATTTGCAGAAATATTTAAAGAATTATTTAAACCTGTTAATTTTGTTGTAATTGTCTGTATTTCAGGTGTGTGATTTATATATTTATTTTCCAAGCATGTAATTCTACATGTATTTTTTAAAATATCATCTTTTATAGTCGGTAATACTGTTATTTGTTTGAAAAATCTATTTTCTAATGATTTTATTTTCTGTATATTATCTTCTTCTATATCACGAATATCATTAATATTTCTATTTATAGTAGATTCGTTTATAGATATATTATTTTTTATAGTTGTGATTTCAGGAGAATAGTCTATTATTCGATTTTTTATGTCAATAATACTTTTATTAAAATCATCTATATATGTTTCATTTTCCAATTTATAAATTCTATTTTTGAAACCTGATATTTCACTATGTATATAATCTATCTTTGTTGAATTTGTAAATTCTATAATATTAGATACTGCATTCGGAGATGAACAATCAAGTAAATTTGTTTTTATACCTGTATCTATAATTTCCTTTGTATCTCTATCATAACCTATAAATGTAGTTTCATTTGTAGTTTTTAAACGTATTGGTGATATATATGTAGAATTAGGTGTATTTCCATCTATAAAAACATTACTCGCATTTAATATAATTGAATTATCAGCCTGTGTATCGTTAGTGTATCGACCAACTTTAATTTTTGTAGAACGAACATTTAAAAATTGTTGTCCCATTTAAGATAGTTGTGTATTTTAATTTGCGTAGGCGAGTCCTGCCATGCCATTTTCGATACGAAGTATGTTATAGTTCACGGCGTATATAGGATGTGTAATTTTTTTAGATTCACTTATTATTTTTACTGAATCTAAACGACTAAAATTAAGTGTTCCGGTTGGTTGAATAGAACTAGTAGATATACAAAAACAATATAAGAAAAAATCTGGTGACGTAACGAAATTTGTGTGATAATAATTCATAATATCGAGGTAGTGTGGTCTACAAAAACTGAAATTGTTTATATCTAAACCATTTAATTCAATTTTTATTTTATTTGTTGTGGATGTCAATGGTCCATCTGTTCCTGTATCGGAACATGCGATATATTTTACCGGGTGATTAAATATGAGTTCTTGGATGAGATCATTAGAAGGTATACTTTTTTGAACCTGTGTAATAAGTAAATTTTGGTTACGCGAAACAATATTACCACGTTCTTCATTATCGAGATAATAATAATTTGAATAACATTCAAAATTTAAAGTATTTGTTACATTTTGTCCCCAATATATACGAATTTCCACTTCATGATAATTTAAAGCGATTAATGGTATAGCATGTTGAGGACTTTCGCAAAAAAAGAAGCGTAAAGGGTAAAAATAGGATTCTCCGCTCACACCTGGGTGTACACCTAATGCAGATTTAGATAAATTTGTTGCCATTGTATCTATAGCAATTTTTTCAGTAAAAGTTGAATCCTGAGTGTCTATTAACTGACCACCAATATAAAGTTCAACTTTATCAATGTAACCGGTCCAGTCGTTAGTAGAGGCAGCTGCTGTATTACTACCTACTGTAATATATGTATAACCCAAAAGATCACCTATTCGGTCAAATTTAATGGAGGACATTGAATTTACTTTCACAGACCCACGTATTGTCTGTTTTTCTATAGACTGTGAAAAGTTAGAATGTCTTTTAAAAGACGAGTTAAAGAATGATATTTCTGGGTTACCCATAATGTGTTCGTCTTGAGCACCAATAGCGATGAGTTGAACAACACCAGAAGACATTTATATTAATAAGAGGTTTAAATTATACGTACGAGACGCCCTGAAATAATTAGTAGGGTAAATTTCTTTTTTTGCAAACGAATCTAAAAACTAAAAACGAATCGTCACCAGTTGCGAAACCCGTTGCATCTCCGTCACGCATTGTTATTGTTAACCTATCGAGTTTACGTATAGGATTAACGTATTGTTGCATTACGGGATACTCGTTTTTGAAGTATAAGGTTGTTCCAGCAGTTCCACTTGAATTAATGATAGAACCAAAGTTTCGATTTAAAACCTGTAGAGGGGCTTGTCCATTAACTTCTTTTGTAGCGCGTTGACTGAAATTTGTATTGAGTTCATTAATTGAGAGGTGGACTATTCTTGTACCCGAACCAACTCTTAAATTTGCGGTGAGTAATTGGGCTTGAACTATATTTTCAAGCGGGTTTGGGAGAAAAACTGTAAATACACTATCACTAGTTTGTTGAAAACTATCAACGATAACTGTGTGATACTCGTGTTCGAAATCGGGTAAAGTGGATTGACTCGTCACTAAAGCCATTTATATATACTGGAGATTTTACTTCATCTTATACCCCGCTTGTGCCACGACCAACTTTTGGCCACCGCAAACACCGCCTCGACTATCCGAGTAGTACGAATCCTTGAGACATTCTTCCTTGGATGGGAGGTCGAAGAGGGAACCTTCATCGGACGTTTCGATATCGACGGGCTGGTACTTGCTGGTACGCAAGTATGTGAATGCCCACAAAATTAAGAAGACGATCGCGATAGACTTGAGAGTATTTTTGTTTGTAATGTTAAGTTTCATTTGTATTGAACATACATTTTTTTATAAAGTGCGTTAAAGAAATTAGAATAGTTTCAATATAAAGAATAATGGACGGAGAGATCATTTTAAATAGAGGTAACACAAATGTTATGAAACTAGATGATAATGAACAAGCACTTATGAACGAGATTGAGATTGATATTCCAAGACCTCAGCCTGTGAAAAAACAAATGCCAAAACCTATGAAAACACAATTTACACCTCCTCAAACACAAACTTTTCAGGAAGATATAGATTCTTTTGCAAACCCGAACAAACAGAATCCACCTTCAATCCCACCACCAGAAGAACCTATGGATTATGGCGAATACGAAGAAGATCCTAATATTGGGTACGGATACGAAGGTGGTGATACAGGAGGAGGCGGTGGTATGTATATGGAAGAAGAGAAACCAATGCCTGGGTATAAAACAATAGATGAAGAAAAAGCCGATCTCGTAAACAAACTTGGTCGATTAGAAAAGAAAGGGTTCACGGTGAATAAACGTTTAAACGCATATTCACCTATAGACGAGCTTAGAACGGAAGTTAAGCGAATTACGTATAGTATTGATGTAGACAAATCGGTAAAGTTTTCGAGACGTATGCTTATTGCTTGTACAACAGGTCTTGAGTTTATGAACAAAAAGTATAACCCTTTTGAAATCCAACTCGACGGTTGGTCAGAGAACGTCATGGAAAATGTTGATGATTACGATGAAGTTTTTGAGGAATTATACGTCAAGTATAGAACAAAAATGCAAGTCGCACCCGAAGTTAAGCTCATAATGATGCTTGGTGGTTCGGCGATGATGTTCCACCTTACGAATAGTATGTTCAAATCAGTCATGCCAAATATGAATGACGTGATTAAACAGAACCCCGAACTTGTTCAGAACATGATGTCTGCAGTACAGAATACTGTTCCAAAATCTCAACAACAGACATCGGAAACTGTGGATGCTAATGGAAGACGCGAAATGCAGGGCCCGGGTTTAGACATTTCGAGTCTCATGGGTAACATTATGATGCCACCACAACCTTCTATGAGTACGACCAGTATACCACCAATTATGGAAAACGATGACATTGAAGATGACGTTTCTGATATAGCCGAGGCCGATGTAGAAAATTCTAAGAATGAAAAGGACGATATGGATAATGAAGTTCGTGAAGTTAAAGTTACCCAGACCAAATCAAAAAGAGGCGGTGGAAAAAAGAAAAAGTCGGTCGAAATTAATTTATAAATGATAGTATAAATGATAGGGTATTGTCCTTTAGACGAAGATCCTATTGAAAGACCCCAACGTCAGGAGGTGGTCGCCAAACCCCAAGTGGTGAAACGTAAAAAACGTAACATTTTGGGTGAGGACGATACCGAATGTAATTACGTTGTAATGTTTTTTATCGCGGGCGTTATTGCTCTAGCGGTTATGGATTCACTCCCATCTAAAAAGTGAATAGTAAACCATCTACCATCCTGTTTGTTCCAGCATGGTAAATGTGATTTTGTTTTTTTTTTAAATATCTTCCGTGAAGGTTTCATAATTAGTTTTGAGTTTGGTATATATTTCCATGACTGGATTAATATTGGATGTCGTACTCACGTTAGAAACTGTAACAACCTCGGCACCGATTGTTACTTTACCTTGTGTTTTTGAATCTTTACTGATATGGTGATCGAACATGGCTGATACGGTATACGTATTTGAATCTGGTGAAATTTGAATATTCATATGGTACTGTTGATTTTTACGTAATCCTACGTAAAATTCGGATAATTCGGTGCCCGTGTTAAGACTTTTAGTTTCAGTGACCTGTATTCCCATTAGCTATATACTTTAAAAGTATTTTATTTTTTAAGATCTATATTCACGCCATTCAGCAGTCCATTCATTATGTGAAGTATCACGTGATTTCAATATAACCTCGTACCTGTACGAGGAGCTACTTTGAATAGAAAAATTGCTATTGTTATACGGGGAACCAAAATTGTTGTATGTGGTCTTCTGTGAACCATTGATCTGTACCTTAAAGCCGCTACTAACACTAAAACTATTATTAGACCTAAAATAAACATGATACTCGAGCGGTAAAGATGATGGTAAAGTGTGTGATAAATTTATATAATCAAAGCTATAATCACTGTAAGTGATATATGAAGAATTATAGTTATAATTCGTAGCGGATGAGAACGACGAATTAATCTCAATTTTGGAACCACCTGTACTTACAGAGCTACTGAAGTCACCTGTACCATAACTTCCACCACCACCACCACCGGATGCCGCATTCATTTCTTCTACCGTAAACAAAATTTTACTTGGATAATCATTCGAACTAGCTTGAATAACCTCATGGTGTATACGGTATTCCTTACCGTACGATAACGTCATACCAACATTTTTATCAAAATTTGTATATACATTTGTTTGAGACGCTTGACTCCAAGAAGAAGAACTATTGTTATAATAAAATTGTATTTGACTCGCTTGAATTGTGAGTCCAGGGTTATAATTTTGTGTAAAATAAAAGTCGTGTGAATGACCGACCCCGAAATAGGCAAGTCTTAATGTAAACAGACTCACGTAAAAATTAATTAGTCCACCGTGGGCTACGTTATGTATCGCACAATCGTAATTATTTGTGTCTATTCCATCAAAATTGAAAGTCGCTTGAATTTCCTTTGCTTTTGTAAAGTCCGCGGTTGATAATTTTGCTTCGACAGTTACCTGATTCGAATTTTCTTTTGTAATTTCAAGTATTAAAAATTTACTTGGTGTTGCGTTGTTGTCATATGGAAAACTAAGAACATGATCTTGAAAATTTGAATAAACGGTATGACTCGTACTATTGATATTGACTGTTAATGCTGAACCTCTCTGGATAGTTGATTCACAATTAATATTATCCGTATAAAGTTTTATAATCAATTTCTGACCGTGGGTCATTACTGTTCCAATATTTATTGTACTAAACGTCGTTGAACCCGATCCCATGTTATAAGGTGTTTGGTTATACATATAATCGTATGGACCTCCACCAATAGTAACATCGATATCCGGTCCAGAAGACTGTGTAATAGCCGTACCAGCAGTCATACCACTACTACCACCACCACCACCACCACCAAACGATTGCGCAACTCCATTAATTCTTAAACTACTACCACTAGACATGTTAATATCACCGTTAACATCCAACTTATACTGAGGTGTACTAGTATTTATACCGACATTACCGCTGTTATAATAGGCGTTTGTACTGTTCAATGACCAAACGGGTGAGCCACCACCACCACTTACCGTTGTCCAAGACATTGCACCCCCACCACTTGATGTGAGTACTTGTCCATTCGTCCCCGCAGCACCATTTGCACGTAAACCACCTGTTATGTTCACATTACCCAAAACATCTAATGTATAAGCTGGAGAAGTTTTTCCAATCCCAAGGTTACCATTCATATATGATAAATTATTATTTTGGTGTACGAATGGACATCCTTTTGTCACTTTTATATCTTTGACACGTTGGGAACTAGAAACACCACCAGTTCTACCACCAAACCCCATATATTTTCCGGTTGTATATGCTTGCGACATTTCCCCGAAATCGTGATTGAGTTGTAATATAGTATTATTTAAGGTCATTGATACACTTAAATATCCTCTATTAAATGTTATAACTACTTTATAATAAGAATTACTTGTAAATGTAACAACACTAGATGCAACTATTGTACCTGAATTATCTTTTATTACGATTCTATCACCCGAATAAAATTCGAATACTACTAAAAACCCATTAGCCGTAGAAGAACTGTTATCTACTGCAAGAACTGAGGTAATTGGTACAGTTGCATAGAATATAAATTGTGTTTCATCTGCACCCGTTGTAGTAGCATACCAATCAAATTCACATGTCCAATAATTCGGTAAATGTATTGGCCATGACACCGTACGATTTTGACTATTTGAACCAGATGCTAATACAATATAATTATTAGTTGTGTCTCGAGAAGCGCCACCAGAAAATGTACCAGTAAACGTAGTTGTAGATTTTTGATCGTCGAATAGAATAATATCGTTATCTATATGACTTGATATAAGAGCATCTCTACCAGTAGTACCAGCTATATCAAGTTTATAAGCCGGAGTCGATGTTCCTATACCGACATTACCGCTGTTATAATAGGCGTTTGTACTGTTCAATGCCCAAACGGATGAGCCACCACCACCACCACCAAACGTTTGTGCGACACCATTAATCCTGAAACTACTACCACTAGACATGTTAATATCACCGACAACATCGAGTTTATAACCTGGACTTGCTGTTCCTATACCAATATTACCAGAACTGTTAGCTCTTAATCTTTCGGTTCCATTTGTCTTAATAATAAAAGTATCATCTGACGGAAACCCGAAGTA